AAGTAAGATAATAATGTGAGTGACTCATGAAGAGGCTCTCTTCCAACTTCTCTAGGGTTGAGTCTAAGTTCTCTTGAAAGTCTAACAAAAGATTGATACCAACCCCACCGCTCTCCAAAACCTCCTCGAGATATTTCCCCTCCCTCATCGCCTTGCTCTCCAAATGTAATAGGATATTGCTCAATAATTCTTTGCTTAAATTCCAAAAAAAAAGAATAGATCCGATTACAACATCCATTCTAACATCGTTAAATAACTCCGCTTTGCTTTCGTCTCCGTCGTATGCCTCAATCTGATAAAACTCAGAAACTTTTTTAGTTATTGGACGATATAAAACCGACATTAATAAACTTAAATTCTCATCGTTACCGAGTAACGAGTCAATCGTCGCATGTTCCCCTAGTGTCATTTTATCTAAGTTAGGAATAAAACCATAAGTCACTCCGTCCATTTTAAACGTCTTAACTCTTTGAGGTTTTTGATCCAATACCTTAGCTAATTGCTCCACTATCTCAGCGAAATCGTTAACCGGTATTTTCATAACGTCGGCCACGCTAAGGTTACAAAATATCGCAACCATTTGAATACACACAAAGGTCTCATCGTCCTGGTTGTCCTTTAATACTTTTAAATATCTCAAATATTGAGATAATTTAATCTCCTTTAAATCCGTTGGAATTACTACTCTCATATATATATAACTAAAAAAAGTGATTTTGTTTATTAATTTTTTTTGAATGTACGTTATTACGTACAATATTATCGTTTATGTACGTAATAACTTACGTAATTATTAAGCGACGACTTTTATTTATTGCGAGGCTCATCATTGCGAAGTAGCGAAGAGCGTCAATCGCGTGGTTAAATTCGTCGATAGGTCGGTTTAATTTTTTACCGGTCTTGTCTACATCCCAGCTGTAATTCCTCAACTCTTTAATTAGGTTTGTGCTTGACTTAGTGACTAGGATTTCCTTTTGCTGTAATACCGATATTCCGTAATTGATTGAGTCCGCACCTTTGACAACCGGTTTGATATTGTAACCGGCGCGTCTTATCTCCTCGATTGACTTTGGCTCGGCTGAGTCCGCCCAAATTGGAGCTGTGCGCTCTTGTCTCATCAATCTAATTATGTCCGAGTTTAAAAGTGAGGTCGAATAAATTAACTCGTCAACGATAATCTTACCGTTGTAATCATAAACGGCAATATGAGCGGTTGGATCATTCGAGTAACCAAAATCGAGTCCACTTCCTAAGAATTTCGCCTCCGTTGGTATGGTATCGATTTGCTCCCAATTTTGAAATATCACTCCCTCAAGTGATCCGAGTTGTCCGAGTCCGTAAACGTTCCACCAGTTCGCCCAATATGTCGAGGTTAACGCTTTCTCTTTTGCTTTTTCAATCTCTCGAACGATTGCTGGATCGAGCGCCTCGTTATCTTTGTAAGTCAATACGACAAAGTCCGAGTCCGGATCGTTTAATAGTTCCGTTTGCACCCAAAACTCATTCGTTGGATTGTAGTCAAGGTATATAAATTTCTTTGTACGGATTGCGAGTTGCTGGTAGCTTTCAAAGTCGATATTATTGCACTCATTTATAAATAAAATATCTCTCCTCGCTCCTCTTAATTTGTCAGGTTGGTCGACGCTAAAAAATTCAATATAGCTATTATTTGAGAATGTATATTTTAAAGATGAGCGGTTAAAATTTTGATCCTTATAATTGTCAGTTAATAACATTATCTTTTGAAAGTCTTTTAAAGCTCCCCTCTTTAAATGCGGAATGCTCTCACTAACTATTGATATTTCCGAAAATGGATTTTCAATAGCGTAAGTAATAAGTAAGGGCAATATCGAAAACGTTTTGGAACTACTCGTCCCACCTTGCACAATCCTAACTCGTTTTCTTAGTTTGGCAATTTTACTCTGAGCCGTTGTTTTCTGGAACATCTAAGTCTAAGGAATTAAAAATAGGTTTCTCAATACTTATATGTTGGTCGATTGTCTGTTTTGGCATTCCAAAGAAGTATTTAAACCACAATTCAATCGCCCATTTTTCTCCGGCTTGCATCGCTGCCTCGAGTTGTAATATTGCCTCCGGTAAAAAAGGTTTCAATCTCTCGTAAGTGTCTTGCATTTCGGACTTTGTCATTAGACGTTTGTCGTCTGGCCTTGTCGCTTTGGTTGAATGTCCTCCGTTTAATTTTCTTTTATCCATAATTTAACACAAATTAACTAATTAATTTGAGCCGTGCCGTTATATCTCCCCAAAATTACCTCGTTATTCATTAAAAACATCGAAGTAAACATTTTAAACCCCTTATAAGACTTCGTTTTTAATAACTTGAATAAGTTGTCCGGCATCCAAATTTCGTTCACTGTGAGGTCTGCTGGTGCGTTTTCAATTATAGCATCAAGGAATAAATAAAATTCGGCTTGTTGTTGTTTTTTAGTTACTTTCAAAACTATATAATTTAAATAAATCTTTGATTATCGTCTCGTGAACTTTTGAGCAATTCGGACAATTAGAATTGTCGATACCAAAATAGAATTTATAAAGTCCGTTTAAATAGTCAACGTCTTCAAAAATTAACTCAGTACGTTTTCCCTCGATTACTCTTTGACCTTTTGCCTCTAAGAATATTTTAAAATGATCCTTATCGTTTGGAGTCATTTCCGATTTTACCTTTTTAAAGTTAAAAAGTCGGTTTAAAGAGAATTGTCTGTCTTTGCAATCGTCGCAAGGCTCAACTCCTATCGCTGAGGTTACCGCAGCAACTACGTCGCCCAATCCTTGAATTTCTTTTTTAGTTTTTCTTTTTGCCATTATATTAATTGCGTTAAAATATTAATATCTCTTGAAAATTCTATATCGTAGTGGCTTGTCTCACTTGTATTATTACTTAAATAATAAACGTATGTATAAGGCCTTTGTAAAATACCTGTTATTTGTCGAGGTATTTGCTCTTTGTCAGTAATAAGAAATACAATATCTCCGATATTATATTTATCAATCTTTTTTCCGTCCATTTAGTTTAATTTTTACCATTTTATTAACTCGGTGAATAGTTTGAATATGTATTCCGGTTTGTCTTGAGAGTTCACGTTGACCGTGTAACGTTGAGAGTTCAAAAAGAGTCCTTTCATACCAGGTTAGGTCTTTTGAAAGTTCCTTGTAATCAATTCCCTCGTTATATTCCTCCTCTTCGATTTCAAATTTACTAAAATCGTCGATTAAAATGTCATTATTTTTAAGAGAGTCATAAAATAATGATCTCAAAGTTACGAAAATATATCCGTCTGAGACTGGAATAGTCCTCTCCGATAATTTAATATACATATTTTGCACCAACTCGTCTGCTAAGTCCTTGCATTTACAAATTTGCAAAGCCATTTTTCGCCACTGAGCGTCTTTTTTAGCGAGTTCGTGGATTATCACAATCGCATAGGATTAAAAAACTCACTTAAAAAATGTAAAACGTGAGTTTCATTTTCAATATAATAGGCCGTTCCTCGAATAATTAACACAATTTCCTCCGGAGACTCAATCCAAAACCCGTCAATACTATCGACGTTGACTCTAAAATCGACAAATGAGCCATTGAGACCGAGATTGTCGTCTTCTTGCTCTAACCACATTTGAGTCGATATCGTGTAAGGTTTAATCATTTGACAAATATACTAATTATATTAATATAACGGTAAAAAGTCATTTTGTAACAAATTTAGATTGTATTTGTTTTAAATTCAATATTCCAATCACTCCAGACATAAACTTGACAACCGTGTTTTTTAAGCTCTGAGAGCCTTAATTCCTGTAAAGGTGATAATATACCATTTTCCTTTTTTACTTCAATAAACGTCGCCTTTCCGTCTTTGATAGCTAATAAGTCCGGAATGCCATTTGTTGAGGTCTTAATTAGTTTGGTTACAAAATACCCTTGCGCCTGGAGTTTCTTTTTTATCTTAGTTTGAATTTGTTGCTCGCTCATATCGCTGAATTATTTATCTCCTCAGCTAGATCGAGCAATCCGATTTTAATAACTTCCGAATTAAAAGTCAATTGAATTAATAATCCGTAAATAATTTGTAAATGTTCGTCGATAGTTAGATCGTCTCTTTGCGTTTCAACGCTGTGAGTTATACCGTAGCATTCAATAGTTATTTTCATAATCTTATTTGTTTTTAAGTTCTTGTTTAACTTCTTCCCAATATTCTAACTCGTTATCCAATGCATTGCCAAATGGTATAGAATAAAGTGTGTTTAATATTTCTTCTACTGCTATTAATGCACATTTTTTAGCATCTAACATTAAATAGTGTTTACTTTCATATTTAAACTTATCTATTAATTCTTCTGCTTTTTCTTTTGGTTTCATAATCTTATTTCTTTTTAAATCATTATCATTATTACAATAAACTCAATAGTGACTAATATTCCTAAAAAAAATCCTTTCCAAAATTCATCTTTTTCCATAATCTTATTTAATTAATTTTTCTAAGTGAATTAAATAAAATCTAAATTCATTTAAAATATGTTCGTAATATTCTAAACTTACTTCTAAATTTTCTAAATGAGGCAAAGGAATATTTTCTTTTTTATCATTTGCGTAAACTTCTATTAGTACTTCCCCACCAACCTTTTGAACTACTTCACAAAGGTTATCTGTAGTTGCTCTTAACATATTATTTAGATAAATTTGTCTGTCAATTAAGTTTTGTAACTTTGAATTTTCCATAATATTTGTAGCAATTATCCTTGCAATCGGAGTTTATTTGTTTTTAAATGTCAAGTTTTTTCCATCATTTACCTGACAAAATTATTA